TAACTACAGTAGTAGTAGACTATCTTAATCAAATTGTAATAGAGGGTGGATTCAGTCAGTTCGATTGGCAACCACAAGTTATCATTAGTAAGAAACTAAAAGAGATAGCTCGTAAGTATGATGTAGTGATGATTTCACCATATCAAATTGACGCAAGTGGAGAAGCTAGATTTGCTAAAGGTATTTTAGATGCTGCTGACATTGCTTTAACTATGGAAGCTCATGATAAAGATCTAGGCGCTTTGACTTTTGATACTAGTAAAATTCGTGGAGGCCGTGAAATGAAATTCACTTCAGGAATTGATTGGGATACATTACGTATTAGTGCTACTCCAATGGATACACCTGAGAAGAAAGAAACGATTAAAAAAGCTGGAAAGAAACCTACTAAGAAAACAGACGAAGAGGCAGTTGATCTGCCATGGGATGAATAAATGCAAATAAATTTTATAGATTGGTGGAAACAAACATATCCTAAAGAAAGTGCTAAGTACTTTGACCCATTATATGAAGGTACGGAGTGGAAGGAAGTACACCTACAATTTATTTTAGATATTAGTAAAAGGGCTTTTGAAGCTGGTATAGAATGTGAACGTAAAAGACATGCATGGTCATCTGCAAATACTCCTGAGTCCGAAAAATATTTAGAGATGGAGTATTTACTAAAATGACTGATTATGTAGCCGACCTATTAAAAGAAAAAGGAATACAGTATAATATATCAGGACATGATTATCTTATCAAGTGTCTAAATCCTGACCATGATGATTCTAATCCTTCTTGCAGAGTGCACAAAACCACGGGAGCAGTTCATTGCTTCTCTTGTGGTTTTAAACGCAAAAGCATCTTTGAATACTTTGGCATTATATCCAATACCAACTTTATTAAAGTTGCTAAACTAAAAGAGAAATTAGCTAATCTAAGAATAAGTAATGAGGGGTTACCCTACCCTGAGGCATATGTACCATACACTAGGAGTTTCAGAGGTATTAGTGTCGAAACTTTGAAGCTATTCGGTGCGTTTTATTTAAGTGCCGAAGATAAACAAATGCGTAACTTTGAAGATAGAATCATCTTTCCAATTAAAGACATTACAGGTAAAGTAGTAATGTTCCTGGGTAGACATACACTATCTCAAGGCAATCCTAGGTATCTTAATTATCCTAGCGGTGTAACTATACCCTTATTTCCGCCCAGCGTGCCTAAAGAAAGTACTAGTCTAGTATTAGTTGAAGGAATCTTCGATATGCTAAACGTGTACGATAAGGGCCTAACTAACACAGTATGTGTCTTTGGCACGAATACGCTTCAGAAAGATACAAGAAATAAGCTTCTACCATATAAGATGCAAGGTATTACTAAGATATATCTAATGTTCGATGGTGATGAAGCTGGCAGAGAAGCGGCAAAGAAACTAAAACCACTAATTGAAGAAAATGATTTCCAGTGTGAGATTATCGGTCTAGAGGACGACTCAGATCCTGGAGAGCTTTCACAAGAATACGTAGATAGTATAAAGGAATACATATGCCCAACATCGCAATAATTGATAAATGCCCAAGTAAAGTAGATTATAGTAGATATTTTGATTTTGAATTTGATCATTATCACCTAAGTTCAGTATATTTACAAAAAGTATTAAAGAAAGACTGTGATATAGTAATAGATATTAATGACTATGATTTTATTATTACAGTAGGAGCTGAATCAACAAAACACTTTACTAAAGAATCTGTTACTAATCACTCGGGATTACTACTTTTAGATAAGTTTTTACCAGTAGGGAATCCTTCGGCCTTAGCTTTCAGACCAGAGGCGAAGCCAGAGTTTGAGCGTGCAGTATCTCAGATTAAAAAGTTCATTGATGGCACAATAAAGAATACAGCAGTAAGTGGCGACTTTAAAGGAATTGAAAATGAAACAGAAGCAATTGAGTTCTTACAGGAAGTCCTCAGCAGCGAAGCAACCGCAGTCGCGTTGGATACTGAAACGACAGCGCTTTATCCGCGCGATGGTTACGTTCTCGGGATCTCGATTTCCTACAAACCTTTCCATGGAAGGTATATATCTTCTGATGTACTCAGCGGGGATTGCATCAGTATCCTCCAAAGCATTTGCGAGAAGTATCAAATAGTATTTCATAATCGCAAGTTTGACGAAAAGATGCTAAAGTATCATTTTGGATTGAAGTTCCAAGCTGATTGTGATGATACTATGGTAGAGCATTATGTATTAGATGAGTCTGAAGGCACTCACGGTCTTAAAGCTCTAGCAATTAAACATACAGAGTATGGTGACTACGACAAAGATCTAGACAACTTCAGAGAGAATTACTGTAAGCAGAATAATGTACTAAAAGAGGATTTTACGTATGACCTTATACCTTTTGATATTATTAGTACTTATGCTGCTATTGATACAGCCGCGACTTTAGAGCTACATCACAAGTTTAGACCAATAATTAAAAAGAACCCTAAGCTAGAGTTCGTTTATTCCAACATTCTTATTCCAGGAGTTAAATTCCTAATGGAAATGGAAGAAGTTGGAATTCCCATGGATAGAGAAAGACTTGAAGCATCGGAGAAATACCTTGACAAGTGGATTCTTGAAGCAAAGCAGGAGATATATAATTTTGACGCTATTAAACGATTTGAACAAGATACTGGAAAGATTTTCAATCCTAACTCTGTACAACAGCTTCGCACTGTACTTTTTGATTATCTCAAGCTTACTCCTACTGGGAAGCTAACTGGTACTGGAGCACTTAGTACAGATGCTGAAGTTCTTGAGGAATTAGGTCAAGAACACCCATTGCCTTTGGCAATTCTTAAAGTCCGTCAGCTAGGAAAGATTAAGTCATCCTATATTAGTAAGATATTACCGGAGCTAGACAAAGATGGGCGAATTAGAACGAACTTTAATCTCACTTTTACTACTAGTGGCCGTTTATCTAGTAGCGGTAAATTTAATGCTCAACAGATACCTCGGGACGACCCAATTATCAAAGGATGTATTAAAGCTCCTGAGGGTTTTAAGATTGTATCACAAGACTTAGCAACTGCAGAAGTTTATTATGCTGCAGTACTTTCTGGTGATAAGAATCTACAGAGTGTATTCCTTCAAAAAGGTGACTTCCACTCAACTATTGCTAAGATGGTATTTAACTTAGCGTGTCCAGTAGAAGATGTTAAGAAGCTATTTCCACTAGATCGTCAAGCTGCTAAGGCTGTTACATTCGGTATTCTTTATGGCAGTGGACCACAGAAGGTTGCTGATACAGTAAATAAAGAAGGGGGCAATCTTACTCTATCAGATGCCAAAGAAGTTATTGATCAATACTTCAAGAAGTTTTCTAGATTGCGTAAGTGGCTTAATGAAACACAGGAGTTTATTAAAGAAAATGGATATTGCTACTCGTTTTTTGGAAGAAAGCGTAGGCTACCTAATGTATTCAGCAGCGATAAAGGAATCGCAGCGCATGAAGTACGGAGCGGAGTCAATTCCCTTATCCAATCACTTGCCTCAGACGCTAACTTACTCGGAGCTATTGATACAAGCAAAGAATTGGAACAGAGGAACATGCAATCAAAAATCTTTATGCTGGTACACGACTCAATCGTGGCCATCGTACCAGATGATGAGGTGGATGCCTATTGCGAGCTCCTTAAGCGGAATACCCAAAAAGATAGAGGTTGTTCAATTCCACTATTCCCCATAGGCGTCGACCAAGAGGTAGGCATTGATTATTCATTTGGAAAGTTTGAGAAGAAGTATGAAATTGTCGGAGATTGCTTGGCCCGTATACAAACTGGGAACTAAGCCAAATGAACTAGATGGGGTACTTTGCTATCTAAAGATCTATAAAGATAAAGAAGTATTGAAAGTTATAGACGATAAGAACCTACCAGCCAAATCACTGGCGGGTAGGCGTCTTAAACTTCATATAGATGGATTTAATCTGCATCCTTTACGTTTAGCACTGTACTTCCTATCAGATTTGATTAAAGTTGCTAAACCTAATCTATGGTTTATAGATGCACATGGAAAAATATTTCAGTACGTTAAGAAAACATTTTGCAAATTAACATTTAAGAAAATAACTAAAGTAATTCCTAGCGTTGGTTGCTCACTAATAGAAGTGGAGGGTATGCAAGCCAGGTTTATGGCATTATTTAAACCCACTATAGAGCAGAAATACGCAGGTCTATTAAAAATACAAGGATCTTATATTTTATATGGATTCTATGAGGAAAAATATGATGACACAACTAGAAAAGTCTGACAGACTACTGAAAGAATTACTAGAATTACCTACTGAAGAAGCTGCTAAGTTACTTAAAATGATTGAACGTAGGCAAAGAACTATAAGTAGAATGGAAGCATGGAAAAAACAAGCAGAAGAATTAAATGAAGATTTACGGTCTATTAAAAGTAATTGTGACCATATTGCTAGAAGTGAAAAAACCATATGGTATGAGGATGAATACGGTAAAACGCTGTCAGGGGGCTATCATGAATATATCTGTCCGGACTGCGGCTGGCGCAATAGTGTAGAATTTGAGGGGGATGGTTAATGAGTAACGACTTTTTAGATCCAGTAACAGTTGATAGGCTTTTAAGGGGCATTACTGATAGCGATATACAAATTGGGCGTTTAAAAAAACGTATTGCTAAGCTACAAGATCAGCGTGACCACTATAAGCAAGAATACTTAAAGTATAAAGAAGTCTTTTCTGAGCTTCCATATATAGAATGTAGAATCAGGCGTCTTAGGGAATTACAAATGGAATATTATGAGCTACGCGAATTACGAGAAAGAGTTAAAGAGCAGGCTAAATTAATTGAGTTACTACAATGCCAAAAGCAATAATATCCAATAGGATATATCTAGATCTTCCTCCTAATAAGCAAGAAATATTTGAAGCGCTAACCTATAGAATTCAGACCGATAGGGGTGGAGTAGGTGAGGTTGAAGTAATTCGTAACTATCGAATGGTTACTCCAAAAATATTGAGTATTCCACAAGGTAGAACCGATCTTATTCCCAAGGATTATGAAATTGTAGATAAACGAGTATTGGAGTTCGCTGATATACCTGCGCCAAAGCACGAATTATTTCCGGAACAGAAAGTTATCTATGACCAAGTGGAAGAATCTTGTTTCATTAATGCGCTAGTGGGTTGGGGTAAATGTTTTGCCCTCTCTTTAAGTAATTAAAGAGTAATAAATTCGCTCAATTGCTGGAAGGTCTAGAAATAGAATAATCAGCAGCCAGAGTTAGCAGGAATGCTTCCAAATGGTTCAGAGACTCACAGAAAATCCAGAACGGATTTTGCTGGGATATAAAAATTAGTACTTGAAATTTTTTGTTGGATGGGGTATAATATATCCATATTCAAAATTTTTATATAACATGGCGAATATCTTAATAATTAACTCAATCCACCTAATGGGAGTTTATAATGATTGAACTTACAAAAGAAGATTTTTTAAGTATGCGAAAGGATGGCCTAACTTTTAAAGAAATAGGCGAGTTCTATAATTTAACAGAAAGGCAAGTTAATTATAGAACTAAAAAATGGGGTTTTGATTTTTCCAAAAAGAAGAAAGTAGATGAACTATTCTTTTCTTCAGGTACTAAAGCAGCTTATTATTGGGCTGGTTTTATAGCCGCGGATGGATATATAGAAGAAGATAGAAATAGATTGGGTATAGGTCTTCAACTATCTGATAAAGAACATCTAGAAAAATTTAAACTAGCTATTAAAGCAGAGCATGATATTTGTAATTTTATGAATAATACAGCCTGTAGAATTCGTTTTAATAGTGAACAAATTGTTAAAGATTTAAAAGATATCTTTAATATTACAGGTAATAAAACGCATACGTATGTACTGCCAAATATACCAGAGGAATACCTCTTGTTAGAATTCTTAAGAGGGTATATTGATGGAGATGGGCACTATGATAAAAAAGCTTCGGGAGCAGTAACAGTAGGTTTATGTGCTAGTACGAAATCATTCTTAATTTCTGTAAAAAGAGAGTTTGAAAAATTATTGGATAGAAAAATAGAACAAATCACTTATCATCAAATAAATAAAAAAGGCGAATGTTATAGTTTAACACTTACCGTAAGTGATAGCAAGGATATTATAAATCTACTATTTAAGAACTCTACTAATAATACAAGGTTAACAAGAAAGTACAATATAGCTTCATTTATTTTAAGATAATGGTATAGTCCACAGAAAACATTTACGGCATTACATATAGCTCATAAGTTTGGACAAAAGACACTAGTAGTAACACATACAGCAGCTCTTAGAGATCAATGGATAGCAGAAGTGGAAGGACTATATGGATTTACTCCAGGTATTATTGGTGATGGTAAGTTTAATCTCGACACTTGCATTGTGGTGGGCAACGTGCAGTCTATTACTAAAAACATGGACAGAATTGCCAAAACCTTTGGGACTATCATCATGGATGAGGCTCACCATACACCCGCTACTACTTTTACTAATATCGTTAATGAGTGCCACGCTCGTTATAGAATTGCTCTAAGTGGTACTATGAAACGTAAGGATCAGAAGCATGTAATGTTTCCTGATTACTTTGGTCATACAGTATTTAAACCAGCACAAAATAACACACTTAATCCAGAGATACATATATTAAAGACAGGCATTACATTACCACCTGGAAAGACATGGGCTGATAAAATAACTAATCTTCTAGGAGATAAGGGATATCAGGAACTAGTTGCAGGTATTGCATTAGTACAAGCTAATAAGGGTCATAAAGTATTAGTAATTGCGGATAGAACTGACTTTTTGGTTAAAACAGCGGAACTATTAGAAGATAGGGCTACTTGTATTATAGGAGAGACAAAAAATCGTAACGATGAAATCGATAAAATCCTGGATGGAAAATGCGATATACTATGCGGATCGAGACAGATATTTTCTGAAGGGATATCTATTAATCCTCTTTCTTGTGTTATTCTTGCAGTTCCTATAGCTAATGACCCTACCTTGGAGCAGATTATAGGACGTATCATGCGTCTAAGTCCTGGTAAGTTAGACCCTATAGTGATAGACTTACACTTTAAGGGTAGATCAGAAGTAAGACAGAATAACATAAGATTAGCCTTTTATTTACAGAAAGGCTGGAAAGTAACAGTGCTTTAGGGCACTTAAAAATTAGACTTGATTTTCATAATCAAAGATGGTATAATATTATTTGCAATGGGGAACTATGGCTATTTTATTTTTTAATTGGATCGGATTGCTCAAAGAGTACAAAGCCGACCCATTCAAGACAGTAAGCATACTAAGAACTTTCAAAGAGAATCGAATACTAAAGTATGGTTTACGTAGCAAACTTGTAGGCAATAGTTATTTGCTAAATGCTGACGAAATATTGAATGATAATCAAACAGATATATTATACATTTATCAATATCTTCTCTTAGCAGCTAGACGAGACTACAGCTTATATAAACTATATGGAGTAAAGTCACTGCCGCTATCACACTATCCAGATATAGAACTAAGCAGTATCCGACACAATCCATTACTTAATGTAACTAACAACGAAATAACTTTCAAATACGAAGGATAAAATATGGCACTAAAATTTGGCGATACCAAAGGTAAGGCACAAAAGAAAAGCATTGACGCATTCGAATACAAAGATGGTGAGAATATAGTACGTTTGATCGGTGGAGTTCTTCCCCGTTACGTTTACTGGCTTAAAGGCACTAATGGAAAAGATATTCCGGTTGAATGTCTTGCTTTTGATCGTCAGGCTGAGAAGTTTAACAATCTAGAAACAGATCACGTTTCCGAATTCTTCCCTGATAAGAAGTGTTCATGGGCGTATAGTATTAATTGTATTGATCCTAAGGATGGTAAGGTTAAAGTCCTTAATCTTAAGAAGAAACTATTTGAGCAGATTCTTAGCGCAGCAGAAGATCTTGGTGATCCTACTGATTATGATAATGGTTGGGACATTGTATTTAAGCGCGCAAAGACCGGCCCACTTCCTTTCAACGTAGAATACACTTTGCAAGTATTGCGTTGCAAGAAGCGCGCTCTTAGTGCAGATGAAAAAGCTGCCGCAGATGCTGCTGAAGATATTGATAGCAAGTACGTTCGTCCTACAGCAGATGAAGTTCGTAAAACTCTTGAGAAGATTACTTCAGGAGCCGATGCAGAAGAACCCACTGAATCAGAGAAAGAAGCGATTAGCGACCTAGGTTAATACATAGAAATGCCACTATTAGTCTTAGACTTTAGTGGCATTTTTTGTCTAAAGGATTAAGCAAAAATGTGCTCGACAACAGTATTTATTACAGCAAAAGAACATATGGAAGAAAACATTTCTAAATTTGTAGAAATGTTGAGTAAAGAAACAGGTAAAGGAGTTAATACTAAAATACAAAGTATTATAACAATGAAGGAAATAGATAAGTATGGTAATAATATACTTAGAGTTACAGTGGAGATAGTGAATGAAGATATTAGCGAGCGCTGATTACCATATTAAACTAAATACAAAGAATATTCCTATTGAATGGGCTAAGAATCGTTTCCGTCTACTATTTGCTAAACTAGCAGATATAGAAAATAAAGTAGATATGCATTTAATGTTAGGTGATTTTTTTGATAAAATGCCTTCATTGGAAGAATTAGAACTTTATTATGAGTTTGTAACCACTAGAATAGTTGAAACTATTATTATACCTGGTAATCATGAAGCTCTTAAAAAAGATACTACATTTTTAACATATCTTAAGTCTATTACAACTAAACTTAATCCCCTAGTTACAATAGTTGATAATTATTATACATATAAGGGAATAGACTTTATTCCTTATAATAAATTAAAAGAATTTGAAAAAGGTATTAAATATACCTTCGATAATAGAATACTTGCTACCCATTGTAGAGGGGAAATAAAACCTTATGTTAAACCTGAAGTCGATCTATCAATTTTTGATCAGTGGAAAGTTGTCCTCGCAGGTGATTTACATTCTTATGATAATTCCCAGCGTAATATACTTTATCCAGGATCTCCCATTACCACTTCTTTTCATAGGTCTCTTACTGATACTGGTATTATTATTCTTGATAGTGATACATTGGAGCATAAGTTTGTTCCACTAGGGCTACCACAGTTAATTCGTAAAACAATCCAAGCTGGCGAGCCGATGCTCGCGACCAGTCCAGATCATACGATATATCAAATAGAGGGTGATATGGCTGAACTATCTAATATGGTAGATCATGAATTGATGGATAAAAAGATCACAAAACGCAGTATTGACACTAGTCTGATTCTTTCACCAGAAATGACTATTGAAGAAGAAATAATAGATTATCTTACATATATTTTAGAATTATCCCCTGAAATAGTAGATAAAGCCTTAAAAGCGTATCACGATAACATAAAGGATTAAATTATGACTGTAGGTATCTACTACCTTAAATTTAATACTAATATGTATATAGGTCAATCGGATAATATTGAAAGAAGAATTAAAGATCATATAAGATTATTATTAACTGGTAAACATACTAATAATAAGATTTGTAAAATGTATTTATCCTATGGGCTTCCTGAATATGGTATAGTTGAAGTATGTGATATTCCATCATTAAATGATAAAGAAATATATTGGATAAAAGAATTAGATACTTTTTTCAATGGATTAAATAACAATGAAGGAGGAGATAGTTTTAAAAGAGGAAATGCTCATATAAATTCCAAGTATTCAAAAGATAAAATAATAGAAGTATTTGAAATACTTCTAAAAAATGATATGTCTGCTAATAATATTTCAAAAATAACTGGAGTATCTCAGCAAACTATTGAACAAATAGCTGGTTTAAGAGTACATACATGGTTAAAAGAAGAATTTCCTGATAAGTATTTGGAATTAATTAACTTAAAAAATACTAGAAAAAGAAGCGGTAAGACTTCGCAAGAAAGAGGAATAGTATATCCTTTAGTAAAGTCTCCTGAAGGGGTATCTTATAGTATTACTAATACTGCTGAATTCTCAAGACTTTTCAATTTAGATCCACCTACTTTAAGAAGATTGCTACATGGTACTGTAAAACAACATAAAGGATGGACATTAGCATGATTGTATTAAAGACTTTGAAATGGGATAACCTATTCTCCTACGGTAAAGGTAATGTAATCCATTTTGATAGGTATCCAATTATGCAACTAATTGGTAAAAATGGACATGGCAAGACAAGTATTCCACTTATACTAGAAGAGTGCCTTTATAATAAGAACTCTAAAGGCATTAAGAAAGCCGATATACTCAATAGATATACTAAGGATAAGTCCTATTCTATTGAGCTAGTATTTCAAAAAGACGAAGATGAATATGTAGTTAAAACTACTAGAGGCGCTACACAGAGTGTATCTTTCTACAGAAATGGCGAGAATATCTCAGCACATACTGCTACCTCTACATTTAAACATATTGAAGATATAATTGGCATTGATCAGAAAGCATTCAGCCAATTGGTTTATCAGAGTAGTAGTTCTAGTTTAGAATTTCTAGTGGCTACAGATACAAATAGAAAGAAGTTCCTGATTGATCTACTTAATCTTTCTCACTATGTATCCGCTTTTGAGGTATTTAAAGCCTTAGTTAAAGAACTAGATGGAGAAGTGGCAGTAGTTGATAGTAAAGTTAAAACTACACAGGCATGGCTAGATAAGCATCT